CCGCTCGTTACCCTCGGCGGTTGGCGTAGTACCCTTACGGATTGAGAAATCCGTTGGGGGAAAGGTCAATCAGAGGGTTGCATAACATGAAGGTAACATGGCAACTCTCTCTTCCTACATCACGGAAGTACAGCGGTTATTGCATGATGCAAACTCTGTCTTCTGGTCAACCTCGGAGCTAACGGACTACATCAACGATGCCCGTGAGCGAGTAGCGAGAGATACTGGGTGCTTACGTACCCTGCAAATTACTGCCACCCCAATTTCTAGTACAGGAGTACCCGCAACCGTGTGGACTGCGGGTGCTACTGTTACTGCGGGTCAGTTCTTATTCAACAACATCTTCATCTATGAAGTGGTAACTGGTGGTGTTCTCAGTACTACACCTCCACCTTATCCCGCTTCTGGCTACACTTTCCCACCTTCTACCCCTTTTACAGATGGCACAGCCAGTCTGCAATATTCTGGCCCTGCGGAAGTTATCCCCTATGCCACTATTGCTACTGGCACAACACTCGACATCCTGAACGTCAACGTTTACTGGGGTAACAGCCGTATTCCACTGCGGTATCTGCCCTGGTCAAACTTTAATGCTCAACTGCGTTACTGGCAGAACTATGTCGGCAGACCCGTGTGTTTCTCTGTTTACGGACAAAACACCATCTACGTTGGCCCTGTCCCTGACCAGTCGTATGTTGTAGAGATAGACAGCACTATCTTGCCTACTGCGTTAAGTTTGAATACGCCCAACGCTAATGACCAGATTCAAGACCCCTACACCACGCCTGTAGCTTTCTATGCGGCTTACAAAGCCAAGTACAAAGAACAGAGTTATGGAGAAGCTGAGATATACAAGCAAGAGTATGCCAAGCAAATCCAAGCGGTGTTGAACTCTGTGTACACACGCAGAATCCCTGACCCCTACTCTACCTTCTAATCATGGCAGCAGCAGAGCAAAAGAAATCTTATGCTGTCTATAAGAACTTCAAGGGCTTAAACACCAAGTCCAACAGGACAGCTATTGATGATGAGGAGTTCTCTTGGATTGAGAATGCCATGCCTATCGGGTTTGGCAACATCAAGATTGTCCCTGCTCAAGTCACATTCAAAGATGGTGGCAATAACGCTATCTCGTTTGGAAACACAGTAACAACCCTTTCCAACACCAATCTTGGCTTATCTGACTATTTGTTGGCTTTCCAAGAAGATGGTAGAGCGCAATACGTAATCATAGATACAGGCACTGTTGGCAATGTTGGTGTGACAGGCACGTTCTCGTCTGCCAACGTGTCTATCGCCCAGTGGAAGAATGAAGAAGTATTTATCGGTGACCCCAATAAAGGACTCTTTACTTGGGATGGCACTGATTTGCTCAACGTTGGTGGTGTCGGCAGGATAGGTTTGACTGCCAGGGGTTCAGGCTATACCTCTGCGCCAGCAGTAACTATCTCTGCGCCCAACCAAACAAATGGTACACAAGCAACGGCAGAAGCAACAATCACGGCAAATGCTGTATCTTCTATTGCTGTTACCAACGGTGGTAGTGGATATACAGCCGCACCTACAGTGACCATCACAGGCGGGGGTGGTAGTGGTGCTAACGCTATTGCCCAACTGCTGACCTTTACCAAAGGTGCTCTGTACATACAGGTAACAAACAGTGGTTCTGGCTATAACCCTGCTTCTCCTCCCGCTGTAACTATCACGGGTGGAGGCGGTGCTAATGCCGCTGCCACAGCTATTGTGTTTGGCAACGCTGTTACAGAAGTCATCATGACAAATGTGGGGAATAACTTCACAAGTGTCCCAACTGTCACGATAGCTGCTCCACCTACACCTTCAGGAAACGCAAATGCCACTGTGATAGGTGTGCCTAACCTAGAAGAAATATCCAGTGTTGCTACCTTCTCTGGTCGTGTCTGGATTTCTACAGGGCGTACAGTTACCTATTCTTCTGCTACCAGCCCTACCGACTTCACTTCTGTTTCTGCTGGTGCTGAGACTATTTCTGATTCCACCTTGCGTGGCAATATCCAGCACATGGTGTCTGCCAACAACTTCCTGTACATCTACGGTGAAGACAGCATTAACGTCTTCTCAGATGTGCGGGTGACAAATACAGGGGATACCCTGTTTACCAACACAAACGTATCTGCGTCTGTTGGTAGCAAGCTGAAATACGCTGTTTTCCCTTATTTCCGCTCTGTTTTGTTCATGAATAACTACGGGGTGTATGCCCTCGTAGGCTCAACAACCAGCAAGATTTCTGACCAACTTGATGGTATTTTCCCCTACATCGACTTCACCAAGCCTGTAACTGCTGGTCAAGTCCTGCTCAATAACATCCTGTGTGCGGCTTTTAACTTCTACCTATTGCCTACTCTCCCTATCACTACAGGGGACAGGTTTGTACAGTGCGTGTTTTTTGAGAAGAAGTGGTTTATCACCAGCCAGGGTGCGTTGCGGTACGTTTCTTCTGCCCCTGTTGGTGGCTTGATTAATCTCTACGGTGTGACAGACACAGCACTTTTCCGTTTGTATGGGGATGCGACTGCAAATGTGGCTTCTGAAATACAGACTTCTCTGTCCCCTATGCGTGACCCTATCCGTACCAAACAGGCTCTAAAGTTTGGTATTGAGGCTACTCTTACTACAGGCGGTACGTTCAATGTAACCGTGGATAGTGAGAGTGGTTCTAGCCCTGTGTACACCCTTAACAACAGTGTGACTTGGTTTAACAATCAGAATGTTACGCTTACGTGGGTGAACAATTCTTCTACGACAATAGGCTGGTTGACGAGTGCGGGGTACGCCTTGTATAAGTCAGATGCACAACAGTATGGTAAGTATTTGGGGTTGACAATGACTAGCACAGACCCTGCGCTAACTGTCAACACGATTGAGTTTGAACATGAATTAAGAGTGAGGTTCTAAAATGCCAGTTCCTAATATTTTCGGTACTGCGACTTCGGCAATCCCGTTATCGCAACTAGACACCAACTTTGCTACCCCTGTTACTATCGGTAATACCGCTGTACAGCTAGGTAACACAGTAACTTCTTTTGGTAATGTGACGCTGACCAACGTCACTATCAGCAGTGGTAATGTAACACTTACAGGAGCAAATGTAAGTGGCACTGCAAACGTGTCTACATTGATAGTTACTGGTAATGCAACTATATCTGGCACTGCAACAACCATCCAAGGCCTCACCGTAGGCCGTGGCGCAGGTGCTGTGTCTACCAACACTGCGGTGGGTGCTAGTGCTTTGGCGGCTAATACGACAGGTGCAGATAACACTGCGTTGGGATATGGCGCGTTAAAAACAAATACAACATCAAATTTCAGCACAGCAATAGGTCGTGATGCTTTAACTCTTGCTACAGGCGCACGAAATACCGCCATTGGAGCGTATACTCAAAACGCAGTATCAACTGGAACTTCAAACACATCAATTGGCGTTGGCGCGTTAAATCTCACAACTACAGGTTCTTACAACACGGCTGTTGGTGACGCAGCTTTGCTTTCCAGCACCACAGCCTCAAACAACACTGCTGTTGGTTATCAGGCGGCTTACACAAACAGCACTGGAACTTCTTTAACGGCTCTTGGTTATCAAGCGTTATACACCGCAACAGCAAGCTCTTCTACCGCAGTTGGAGACCGTGCAGGTCAATTAACTACAACTGGTGTGGTAACTGCTGTTGGAAATCAAGCATTAAAAGCCAACACTACTGGACAAAATGATGCTTTTGGCAGTGGAGCAATGATTGCCAATACAACTGGAACTCTTAATGCCGCATTTGCAAATAACGCTTTAGGGGGTAATACCACAGGAAGCAACAACACCGCTGTTGGAAATGCCGCTCTACAAGCCAACACCACAGCCTCTGACAACACTGCTGTGGGTTATCAGGCGGGGTATGACAACATTACAGGAACACGCTGCACTTTTATTGGTAAAGGCGCAGGTGAAAACAGCACAGTAAGTGACAACACTTTTGTCGGAGAAAACTCTGGCTCTACAATTACAACAGGAGATGCAAACACGATTCTTGGTCGATACAGCGGCAACGAAGGCGGCTTAGACATTCGCACTCTCAGCAACTACATCGTGCTGTCTGATGGGGATGGGAATCCACGGATGTGGATAGCAGGGACTAATGGTTATTTTGTTCCAAACATTAGAAGTTCTGCAACCGCAAATAATGACCTTAGGTTCAATACCGCAAATGGTGAGTTGTATTACCAAACATCTTCACAACGATACAAAACTAACATTGTAGATTTAGAGTTTGACACATCAAATCTGTATAATTTGCGCCCTGTTTCTTATGATGACAAGGCAACAGGTGAAAGATGCTTTGGCTTAATTGCAGAAGAAACATTTGTTCAAATTCCTGATGTTGTTGTGCAAAGAGATATTGACGGGGAAAGTCTTCCAGACAGTATCCCGTACT